GATTTAATAACCCAACGCAGACCCATAAATAAACTGCCTGTTATGGCGCATACGCCAGTAGCGATAGCCACCCAATCTTGAGCCGTCATTTCGCATTAACGCCATAATCAGCTTCATTGCCGGAAGTTGGATCAATAGCCTTGACAATCGGTGCAATTATTGCACCAAGTAATACTGCAAACTCTGGTCGAATATCGGCAACTATCGCAAGTGCGACAGTTATGCCGGAGGCAGCCACAGCTCTCAAATAAGATTTAATTGCAGCCTTGTGTTTGTTTGATAGTTTCATGCGTTGCCTCCTAGTAGTGGGATATGAAAGAAATCTGAATTGTTATCTTGATTTTTCTTGAAACTAACATGGACATGATGGTTATGAGGATTGCCCTTATATTTGCGCCAGCGCCATCCAAGAATCGGTGAAGCAATTTTTGACTGATGGATTACATAACTGATGCGACCATTGGTTTTCCCATAGGATCGAATTTGATCTGCCAAATATGCTGAAAGCCCTTTGTCGTCAGAAAGCCGAGCGTCAATATCAATTGCTCGCACGCATCCGCTTGCATCTGGGTTGTGATCGCTTTTTCGTGTGCTATGTCTAGCATCACCAATCCACCCATCAGATTTGCGCAAACGCTCTGGGAAGGAATCATCGATTTGCTCACGCAACTGCACAGCTGCTTTAGACAACCAAGGTTTCAATATGCACACTTCCCTAAGATTGTGTTAACTCAATAGGAGTTTGGCTTCGTCTGCTGTTATGCCTAAACGATTCAACAATTCAGCCTTTGCGGTTGCCTTTGCTTCGGCTTCAGCTATTTGATCTGCTTTTATTTGCTTAATAGCATCATCAATTTGTTTTTGAGTAGGTGCATCGCCTTCCAAAATTATCCAATTAATTGTTGAATAATCATCATTTTCAAATGTAAATTCTGAGCCTGGTTTTAATTTCAAAATCGCTTTGTGTAAATAATTCATTATGCACCTATTTCTAACAGTATTAAGGTTGAAATTTGACCATCGTGTTGAAAATAAACATTATCACCACTTGCGACTACGCCTTGCATTTTGTAAGTTGTTGCCGAGGTTGTGGCTGGAGTGTCCAAATAATTTCCATTAACTACAATGTAAAGTTGTACTGTAGAAGCACTTGCAGCATAAATTGCTGCACCCTTATTTGAACCTCTGTCTACTGTATAAACAGCGGTGCTATCTCTCACTAATCTATAACCAACTCCAGCGGAATCCGAGTTGTCATTAATATAAGCATATTGGGCAATCAATGCTAAAACTTTATTAGAGGCGGAAGATGGTGTAATCGTTGCAGACAAACCACTATCTTGATAACTGGTCGAAGTAATTGATGTTGATGTTGTAGATGTTCCCATTACAACCTGCAACACCTTACCACCACCAGTAACAGCAGCCCATTTAAGCCCAGTAGCGGTTGAACTGTCCGCAGTTAAAACTGTGTCGTTTGCGCCAACGGCTAATCTTGAAAGGGTGTCAGCTGCGGTTGCAGCAATAATGTCGCCCTTAGCATCGACAATTGTTTTTGCAATTGCTGCTCCGGCATTGTTAAAAACTGTTGTATCAATAGCAGTTCCAAGTGATCGGATCGCTGCTGCACCATCTTTGACCAATGCGGTATCGTCCGGTGTTGTCCAGCTGTAATTAGTGGTGGTTGCCATTTTTCTCCTATTATCAGGCTACGATTGTAGCGTATTCCCATGTCAAAGTTGGATCAATTGTGTTCCATGCCTCGGTAATTGGCACAGTATTCCAGCGCATCGCCACTTGGCTAAATGCCACAGGCGAAAGATTGATTGTCAGGAATAATTCGTTAAACCTAGTGCTCCAACGCCATCCCTCAACATACCCTTCAAAAACACCATTTGAGATCTGGGTTGGAAGGTTTTGTATGTTTAACGGCTGACCCATAAAAACACCCAAAAGGTTGTCCCGATCGCTGTCATCAATTTCTGAATTTGTTATTGGAAAGGTTATCGATTGAAAAGCTGCTAATGGGTAAGCACGCTGAGCAATATATCTATCTGCAACCTCTTGAGCATTAGTCCCTGAATGAATGGCAGAATTGATGCTTTCGGCTTTGTAACCATATAAGGCAACTGAAGCTGCATTTGTGGCTGTGGCTTGGGAATTAAAATTGTTGCCATAATTAATGTAAATGTCATTTCGAATATCTGCTGATCTTGTAATTGTTGATAAGCCTTGACCTAAAGCATGGTTTGCATCAAGATCAACATACCCATTCAATGCCAAATAAGTCTGCCTATGATCTGCATCTGCATAACCAATATCTCCATTAGGAGCTTCATACAAATAACCAAATGCGCTGTCTGCAATAAAACTTGCAATGTTGTAAATAGTGTCAGGATCTGCTGATCGGCTTGACATTGTATAAAGACCAGGTTGGTCAATATCGCCAAGTCCTTGATTTAGAGCATTTGCCCAAGTTTCGGTTGCATCATAAGTTGCCCATGTTGTAGCTGCTGGCACATCATTCCAAGATCCAAGCAATACGCTAGACAGCAATTCATAAATTTGGTCGCCATCCTCATCTTGGGAAATGTTGCCACTGTAAATCTCTTTAGCAAGTTTGACCAATGAACCCATTGCAAGAATTGTGTAATTGACAACAGTTGCCAATGCACCAGTTGCGCCCACTTCAACAGTTACATCAGTAATGTCACCACCAAATAGGCTTACATAAGAGCCTGAACTGTCTTTGACTTGTAAATCTAAACTGTCATTAATGTCAAAAGATAATGTTTGTCCAGATAAAGCAACTAATGTAATTTGCAAATATGATGGGGTTGGCTGAGTGTAAATATCTGTCCGACCTGCTTCATGGGTTATGTCAGCAATTGCAATGTCTGTGTAATCAACACCTGCAACAATCAGTTTCCAGTCTGGTGTCCAAACTGTCATTATCTAGCCCTAGTGATCCCGCTATTGTAAAGCTGAGGAACTGATCTTGATGCGCTTTGATTTAATACCTTGGCAACAGCTCTTGCAGATCCTTCGGCATCAACTGATTGAACTGTAATGTTATTTACAGTTGTGCGGTTTTCTTTTGTATTTGCCGGAACTGCTGGCAATGGTGCTGCACCAAGCATTCCTAATTGACTTGCGCTTGGAGAAATATTGGGAATATATCCGACATCGCCTCCGGGTTTAATGATATTAACAACTCTTATTGCTTGGTTTGCTAACTCTGTCAAGCCACCAATTACTTCTCTAATAAAATTAAGAAACCCTGCAAGAATGCCAGCAACAACATTAATTGCTTTGCCAAATGATTCAGCACCTCTTTGGCTTTGTGCTAATCCTGCGCTTAATCCTTCATCGCCAGTTAATCCTGCAATGAACGCATTTAATGCTGGAATGCCTGTGGTATTTAAGAAACCAATAAATTGCTCAACTGCTGGAAGTAATGCAACACCCAAAGATTCCTTGGCTTCATCAAATCCTACTTTTAATCGATCAATCTTGCCTTGGAATGTTTCAGCGTTTGCAGCTGCTGCGCCACCATAAAGATCAGATAATTTGGCTTGAACTTCGGTGAAAGATAAAGTTGATAATTCTGCCTTTGATAAACCAAGTCCCAATCTGCCTAAAGCTGTGGTATTGCCATCCTGCGCCCTGCCTAAAGCATTGGCAACAGTTTCAAGTTCAAGTCCTCGACCTTTAGAAATATCTAAAGCAAGGTTTAATAATTTTTGCGCTTCCTCAGTTGATTTAGTCGATACCGCTAGTCTCTGCATCGCTGGTCTAAGTTGGTCATCAGCCACACCTGTTGCCAAAGATGTTTTTAAGATATAAGCCTCAGTTGCCGCTATTTGAGCATCAGTAGCCCCTGTGGCAGTTTTTAAGGCAGCAGCTAGTCTTAACTGTGCCTGTTCATCCTCTATCGCAGCCTTGACCCCATCAATGGCTAATTTAGTGCCATAGGCAACGGCAGCAGCAGCAGCGACTGCAAATGCAGCAGCAGCCTTCTTTCCAAACTCTGAAATCTTGCTTGCGTTAGTTTCAACCGCTTTGTCGGCTTCGCCTAGCTTCTTTTTTAAGTCATCAACATCGGCAAGAATTGATAACTTTAATGTGCGATTACCGGTTGCCATTAGACCCATTCCTTAATAATGCGATTGAAAGCCTGTTCCCATTTGTTAATCAATTCAGGCTGAATTTTGCGAAGGGTTGGATAGATAAACCAACCTCTTGAACCTCTGCCTTGCCGTCCTGAATATGTAGGGAACTGCTTGAACTTATTAGATCCAAACTCAACTCCACCCCATAGGGTTTGCGTAGTAGCACCACCTGAAAATTTTTGTCTTGCGAAACCATAACGGAACTCACCGATTTTACTTGATTTAGAGATTGCAACGCCATCTGCGACTCTTTGCGCAACCTTGCCACTCTTTGTTCGACCTCTAGCTGCCTGTTTAATTTCCTCTGATGCAAAATACGCCAAAGCAGCAGATTGAGTTCTTGCTTCCTCTGTTGCTTGGTCATCCATGAGTTTGAAAGCCTTGTAAATATCACGCAGATCTTTTTTATTGTATGCAATGGTTTCATTTGCCATTCCTTGCCTCCAATATCTCGATCGCTGTTAATATGTCCTCCGCACTAACCCATTCACTCATTGGTATCTTTGTGACCATAGACAACTCAACCAATAATCTGTTTAGGCTTCCTGCTGGGTGGCTTTTGGGTTTGCATCACCAACATTAGCGTCAAAGTCGGCAACAGTTTCAATCCAAGCATCTAAAGGTTTAACCGGTTTGCCACCAGCTTCTCTTTTGTATGCGTGATAAGCCAAAAACATCAAATCCCATAAACCCATGTTTTTTTCCATGTCTTGTATGGTTTTTTTTGTTTGCACTTCCCATTTGCAAAACTCAGGTGTCTGGGCTGTATAGGTTGCTTGCTCACCTGAGTTATATGTAATTGTAATTATCTTTTTCATTTGTTTGCTCCCGTTTTATTTTTTAACTAAAGGTTTCGGTTACTTCGCCCTTAGATACTGTAAAGGTGAATGATACTGTCTGAGCATCAATTCCTGATCCTCCGGCTGTTGGAAACTCAGGCTTTACTGGAAACACAAATTGTGCGCCAGTTGCAGCTGTAAGTGTGATTGAAATGTCTGTATCTGGTGCGCTTTCTGCTGCTGTCCATAGAGCCTCACAAACTGAGTTTGCTTTGCCCCAATCTGCCAACATGTCTAACTGGAATGTTCCAGAAATGTTTGTTGTCTTGTAAGCCTCGCCATCAAGTGTCTGATAAACCTGACGCTCATTGACTTTTGTTAATACTGCATTGGTCGCCTGTGCATCGATGTCTGTTCCACCTGAGAAAGACAGCGAAATATCACGACCGGTAATTACTGTGGTTGCCATGATTACTCCTTATATGGTTCTTGTGTAGTAGGTAGAAACTCGAACATCTGCAATAAGCAGCGTTGATGCTCCAACTTGTGTAACTGTTGGTCTTTCGACCGAACTGACAATATATCCTGCTGGAATTACTGCCAGAACACTTATAATTAACTGCTCGATGTTGTCGAGCGATGCTGGATTGCTGTTGTAAGCAACTGCAATTGAAATGGTCATATTGACTTTGCTACGAATGTTTGATTTGTTGATTGTTTCAAATTCTAAATATGGTGAATCAGGCACAACCACCACAGCTGGTGGAATTACTGTTTCAGGAACAAATGAATAAACATTTCCTGCAACGCTTGCCAAGGCGGTTGCTAAAGGTGTCCTGACCTGTTCAAGTATTGTTTGGTTTGGCATTTATTGGCACATGCTTTCGGTGTCCATGTAACTGCCTAACAAGCCAACGCATTTATTGAAAAGCGAGCGACCCATGCGAAATGGCGTACTAGCGAAATCGATACCCTCTATTTGCCCTCCGCCGGCAAGTCTTGCTTGGAAAACTTCGACTGAAACTGTGTAGACGGCTGACTGAACAGCTGCGTTTCCAACATAAGTTGATGCGCCAGAAAGGGTAGCAACTCCGGATGGGATGACATTAGCCTCGAGTATATCGGCA